GTTTTTGCTGGCTGTGAATATGTATCATCTACGACTGGTAAGAAAGTCTTCTCAAACTACTGGCCCGGTTCAGGTGCCGACACTAACTTCGATATCATCGGATATGTGTACGACAACCCGCTCCAGCGCTTTGTAATTGCGACAGACGCTACCATCACTAACAAAGCAACTGCTGTTGAAGCCATTTTTGAGAACTCACAGTTCAACAATGGTGCAAGCGGTAGCACAACCACAGGCATTTCTAGCGCACAGCTTGATGTCGCAACTCTTGACTCATCAGATGCATCTCTTCCTTTGAAGATCGTTGGCATTCTTGATGACGCTGAGAACGCCGACTTCACTGCCGCTGGTATTCCTATGATTGTGATGCTTAACAATCACGCGCTGCTTCAGTCTGATTCTGAAGCCGCTATTTCATAAGGGAGTGTAGATAATGGCTATTTCTCGCGCACAACTCGCCAAAGAACTAGAGCCGGGTCTAAACGCTCTCTTTGGTATGGAATATGGTCGCTACGAAGGCCAGCATGCGGAAATCTTCGACACCGAGTCATCAGATCGGGCATTCGAGGAAGAAGTTATGCTGTCTGGTTTCGGCGCTGCACCGACAAAAGGTGAAGGCACAGGTGTATCTTACGACGATGCACAAGAAGCCTACACTGCTCGGTACAACCACGAAACAGTGGCAATGGCTTTCTCAATCACTGAAGAAGCTGTTGAAGACAATCTGTATGATCGTCTGGCCTCTCGCTACACTCGTGCACTCGCACGGTCAATGGCACACACAAAGCAGGTTAAAGCTGCATCAATCCTGAACAACGCATTCTCTGCTGGCGCATTTGCTGGTGGTGACGGTGTTGCTCTTTGTGATGCATCACACCCGCTGACATCAGGCGGCACTTTCGCCAACGAACCATCAGTAGCTGCTGATTTGAACGAAACTTCTTTGGAAGACGCTCTGATCAACATTGCTGGTTTCGTTGATGAGCGTGGCCTGATTGTTGCTCTTCGTGGCATGAAGCTGATCATCCCACGTCAGTTGCAATTCGTTGCAGAACGTCTGCTTGTATCAAACCTACGGGTAGGTACAGCCGACAATGATATCAACGCTATCAAGTCATCAGGCATGCTGCCTGAAGGTTATGTAGTCAACGACTACTTGACCGACACCGATGCGTTTTTCATCAAGACTGACGCGCCAAACGGCTTCAAGCACTTTGAACGTGCTGCTCTTGCAACCAACATGGACCCAGACTTCGACACTGGTAACATGCGGTTCAAGGCCCGTGAGCGTTACAGCTTCGGCTTCTCAGACCCACGTTGTGTATTCGGTTCGCCGGGCGCATAATTGTAGGCATAATAAAGTAAAAGGGCGGCTATTCAGTCGCCCTTTTCGTCTTAAACTGTTTATAGGGACAACATGATAAATACTTTACATATTTACTCTTCTCACTCTCAAGTCGAAGATATCAACAGTTTTATGTGTCCATCTACGCCAAGCTGGTACAAAGAAACACTTTCCAATAGAAAAAAATTTATCCCAACATTAAACAAGCCGGAAAATTCCACAGTAGCGGGGTGTCCTAGTTTTGTTGAAATGTTTAAAAACAGCTATCTTATTAAGCTGCCGTGTGATTTTGTCTTTCGGTTTCAATTAGATCCATGCCCAGACATACTCTATAAATCACCACTCCCGTTTATTAAGCTGCACGGTCACAACGTAGAAGATCAGATGCACAAGTCTTGGGCTAAAGATTTTGTAAGTGTGAAACTTTGCTTCAATGTTACCTTCACATCTAACAAAAAACAAAAGATGATGTTTTTAGCACCTCAATATGAACACACGGAAAAGTTCCCCGGCATGTTATTAAATGGAGTTGTGACACATCTACCAAACCACTATCTTTCTTTGAATATAAATTTTCTTTTGGCAAAACAAGAATGCAACAAAGATATTTTTATCTATAAAGATGCACCTGTTTGTTACCTGTATTTTCCAGATGGGAAGCCTAAACTAAATACACATTTAGTTTCGGATGAAGAGTGGCATCAAAAAAGAACGCCAAAACTGCACCGCTTTGAAATGGACTACGTTAAAAAAGCAAGTCTAACCCGCACTAGCTCTTTTTTGTCGAGCTTGTTTAGGCTATAATAACTTATCCCTGACAGCCGCATGGTGCGGCTGACACTAGCCACGACAGGAGATAAAAATGGCTCGTTCAACTTTTTCAGGTCCCGTCAAGTCTGACGCGGCTTTCATTTACCCCGTTGTAGCAACTGCTGATTTACCAGCCGCTGCTGCCGCTAACGAGGGTACAGTTTACATTGTTAACGACAACGGCGCTGGCAACAACGAGTATTGCTTAGTTATCAGCACAGGTTCTGCTTGGGTTACCGCTGTAGGCGCTGCTCTTAGCTAATAGGAGAGTGCAATGGCTGGTCCAGTAAAAGCCTACAATGTGACAGGCACCGGGGCTGTAGGTCCGGGTCGCTCACGCATTAAGCAGATTGTCATGTACGCAACAGGTGCTGGTGCATTTACAATCACCGACGGTAACGGCGGTGCGACACTAATTACGCAAAAGTTTCCAACAGGCCAGAATGTATTAAACATTCCGGGCGATGGGGTGATTGCGGAAAGTGGTGCATATGTAAGTGCTCTTTCAGGAACTGGCGCAGAACTGACAGTCTTCTTGGCATAAAACAATGTCTGTCTACGACTTACGGTCTATTTCTCAGGGCGGCACATCCGAGCCGTTTGAGTTACAGGTTAGTCGTGGGCAGATTCCGGGGCATACGCCCCGGAACATTTTTGGCACTGCCACGGCAATTGGAACCACGTTTCGGACGCCGTGGGAGTTAGCTAACACCACTGCTCTTCCCTTCTTATCGGCTCAATCTCAACTGACACTGTCTAGTAGCAGCGCCAGCGATACTGCTGTGTCTATTTTAGTTAACGGCCTAGACGACAATTATGAAGTTGTGTCTGAAGTTGTGGCCTTAAACGGAACAACGGGTGTAACAACAACAAAAGAGTTTAAGTTTATCAACGACCTTATAACCGTTGTTGGCAATGCTGTGGGGCTTGTGTCCGCAAAGGTTGGCGCTACAACATACGCTGCTATTACGGCTGGATACGGCAGAAACCAAGCATCTGTTTACACTGTTCCTGCTGGTCATTCTTTCTATTTAGGTCGTATTGATGCGTTTTCTGCATCTGCAAATAATGACAACAAGTATTTTACCTTTAGAAACCGCAATACATTTAGTGATGGTCGAGTTTTTAACGTAGCACAGACTAGCTTTTTGCAGCGCATGGACATTATGCGAGTAATTCCGTTCAAAGTTCCAGAAAAAACGAGTATTGAGTTTCAGTTTGCGCTGAACAGCACAACGGCTGACATTGGTGTGTTTGGTGAAGGTGTTTTGATAAAAGAACAAGGGTCTCTATAATGGCGACAAAGAAGAAAAAATCTGTTAGTTTATCAGTTAAGCGTGGTGAAAAGCTGCCAGCATCTCGTGGTGCTGGGCTAACTGCTAAAGGCCGCGCTAAGTACAACCGGGCTACAGGTTCAAAACTGAAGGCACCGCAACCGGGCGGCGGTAAGCGCCGTACATCTTACTGCAAGCGTAGCGCTGGGCAGATGAAGATGCATAACATCAATTGTTCTAAAACACCTAAAAAACGTATTTGCGCGGCGCGGCGGAGATGGAAATGCTAAACGTGAACAGTGTTATTGGTGGCGCTGCCCTAATGTTTTTGGGTTGGATTGCTATGACGGTGGTTGAGTTAAAGACTGACACTGCTGTAATAGCAGTCAAAGTGGACGAAAACCACAGAATGCTTTCTGTTTTGTGGAAAAATTTTTTGGAGAATAAAAATGGCGATCTCGCGTGGTTCGATGAGTCAACAGGTTTCAAAGCCACCACAAAAGCGAAAGTGGAGCAAGGCTCGTAAGGCTAAAGTGAACTGCAAACGTCCACGCGGTTTTAGTGAACGGGCACACTGTGCAGGAAAAAGGAAACGAAGGAATGCCTAAAGATGCATGCTATCAAAAAGTTAAACGCAGATATAAGGTCTTCCCGTCGGCGTATGCAAGCGGGGCAATCGCCAAATGCCGTAAAGTCGGCGCAGCAAACTGGGGAAACAAAACAAAAAAAGCCAGCGGTGGCACCTACAAATACAGAACAACCAAAATATATTGATAGCGGTGGAGTGTCTATGAAACCGTGGTAAGGGAGTAGAAATGGATCCGG